CAGTTGATAAAACTGAAGCTACTAAAGCTAAAAAAGGTAGTTTTTTCAGTAGACTTTTTGGTGGGAAATCTAAAAAAGAAGATGATCCTAACTAAATAAAAAAAAATAAAAAAAATATGTATTTTGAGAATTTATATACATATATATTATATGTCTTTAGAGATAGAGACATTGTTTTTTGAAAATTGGAAAACAGGAAGGTCGTACACCTTTCTGTGGGGTTGACTGAATAACAGATTCTTTGAAGAAGGTCTGTAAAGTATCCTGATTCCCTGTCGTGGGGAAATATTCACCTGAATGGTGGTAATATTGAGAGACATCTTATGATGGAGTTTACGTCAACAAAATTAGAAAAAGCAACCTACTTTTTCACTTCATTGGAAGTACCCGAAAGGAAATCTTCCTGTAAACTGACCGAATAAATTCCCCTCTGAGGGTTAAGGTACTTGTTTAGAAGTTGTATTCGCTCTACCGATGTTAATAGCATTAAAGAGAATCAAAGTGACTTTTGGAAACAAGGTATGAAGGTAATAATCAGAGTGACAAGATGTGGAAATGGTTATTCCACACCCCCAAAATTTTCTAACATTTTAAAAAGAGGCTCACGATTTTCAGTTTCCACTTTATTTCAAACTTGAAAAACACGAGTCTCTTTTTTATTTTAAAAAGTGAAAAAAAAATTGATTTTAGTCAAGTGAGGTTATACTTATTAACGTATCAAGGTTACACTTGATTAAACAATAACAAATGAATAATACAAATAGGAGATTACTAAATGGACTTATCCGCAATCCGTAAGAGGCTAAATCAGCTTCAAACAACAAACAATCGTACATCAAGTCTTTGGAAACCACAACCAGGTAAAACACAAATTAGAATTGTGCCTTATGAACTAAATAAGGACAATCCTTTTATCGAGTTGTTTTTTCATTACAATCTAAATAATCGTTCTTACTTATCACCAATCAGTTTTGGTCGTCCAGACCCAATTGAAGAATTTGCACAGAAACTTCGTGCAAGTGGTAATAAAGAAGATTATCAATTATCACGAAAACTTGAAGCAAAAATGAGAACTTTTGCTCCAGTAGTAGTTCGTGGTGAGGAGAAACAAGGAGTAAAATTTTGGGGATTCGGTAAAACCGTATACCAAGAATTACTTTCAATTATTGCTGATCCTGATTATGGTGATATAACTGACCCTGTAAATGGTAGAGATGTCGTGGTAGAGTTTCTATCAGCCGAAGAAACAGGAGCAAGTTTCCCTAAGACTAACATTCGCGTTAAACCAAATCAAACACCAGTTTCAGATGAACCTGATATACTTGAGTTGGTTAAAAAACAACAGGATATTCGAGACATATATCAAGAACAAAGCTATGATGATTTGACAGAAATACTGAATGAATGGTTAAATCCTGATGAAACTTCATCAGAAGAAGATACAGGTGAAAAAACTGTATCTCCCAACCAACTTTCAGAAACTTCTAAAGTATCAAATACTTCAGACGCTTTTGATGATCTGTTTAATTCCTAACAAACACTTGGAGCCGTCTTAATTGGCGGCTCCTCTTTTAAAGGAGAAAATGAATGTCCGTAAACGATGTTTTAGCTAATGTTTTAGCCGATTCACTAAATAAAAAGTTCAAAGATACCAAAGTAGCATACTTTCTTGATGGTACAGATAATACACCTACAGATATAAAAGATTTTATATCAACTGGTAGTTCCATGTTAGATTTGGCTATATCAAATAGACCAGATGGTGGAATTGCTGTAGGTAGAATTACAGAAATCAATGGTTTAGAATCAAGTGGTAAATCTCTACTTGGTGCACACATCCTCGCAGAAACTCAAAAGAAAGATGGAATCGCTGTCTATATAGATACAGAGACTTCAGTTTCACAAGAGTTTTTGGATGTAATAGGTGTTGATATGAGTAAGATGTTATACCTACATTTAGAAACCGTAGAAGATATCTTTGAAGCGATTGAAGAAATCGTAACTAAAGTTCGTGAATCAGATAAAGATAGATTGGTAACAATTATGGTTGATTCACTTGCCGGAGCCACTACGAAAGTAGAATTAGAGGCAGACTTTGATAAAGATGGTTGGGCAACTGCCAAAGCAATCATTATATCAAAGGCAATGAGAAAAATTACTCAAATGATTGGTCGTGAGAGAATAGCTCTCGTGTTCACTAATCAACTCAGACAAAAATTAGGAGTAATGTTTGGCGACCCTTGGACTACAAGTGGTGGAAAGGCATTACCATTCCACGCTTCAACTCGTATTCGTTTGAAGAATATGGGTCAAATCAAAGATACAGCAAAAAATGTATTGGGTATGAAGTGTAGAGCACAGATTGTCAAGAATAGATTAGGCCCACCTTTGAGACATGCAGACTATGATATGTATTTCGATAGAGGAATAGATAATTATGGTGCATGGTTGACTGTGTTGAAAGAACACAAGTTAGTAAAGACAGGTGGTGCTTGGTATACTCTTACAGATGAAAAGGGTAAAGAACACAAATTCCTATCAAAAGATTGGGAAGAGTTGATTACTGAAAATGATGAATTAAGAGAATACGTATATAAAATCATTTGTGATAAGGTTATATTACAATACAGAGAAAAACTTGGTATTGATGATGTAGAATTCACAGATGAGGTTATCGGTGATTAACCAGAAACATTTATCTATACTTGAAGAGATAAAAAAATCTGGCGGTAAGGTAGATAGTGGTGAACCTAATGATTCGGTTTTACTTATAGACGGATTAAACACTTTTATTAGAGTTTTTTCCGCAATACCAACTACTAATGAGGATGGGGTTCACATTGGTGGAATAGTTGGTTTTCTAAGATCAGTAGGATACACTATTAATATGGTAAGACCCACACGAACCATCATAGTTTTTGATGGCAAAGGTGGGTCTAACCGCCGTAGAAAGATATTTCCACAATATAAAATGGGAAGGAAGATGTCCCATAGATTGAATAGAACTCATGATTTTCTTACTCGTGAAGAAGAAAAGAAAATGATGGTTTTCCAATTGAATAGAATTGTGGAGTATTTAGAGTGCCTACCACTTACCATAATCAATATGGATAATATAGAGGCCGATGATGTGATTGGATATTGTGCAAAACATATATTCAAAGATTCAAAATCTACTATAATGTCAACCGATAAAGATTTTCTACAGTTGATTGATGAAAATATCAGAGTATATTCACCAACAAAAAAGAAAATGTATGATGAAGAAAAAGTGGTAGAGGAGTATGGTATTTCTTCTCATAATTTTTTATTGTATAGAATGTTAGATGGTGATGTAAGTGATAGTATACCTGGAGTAAAGGGTGTTGGATTGAAATCATTGATAAAACATTTTCCTTTTTTAGAAACTTCTCATAAATATACTTTAGATGATGTACTAAAAAGTGCATCAACTCAAAAAGGTACATATAAACTTTGTGAAGATATATCTAACTCACAAGACCAAATGTTATTAAATAAAAAACTTATGGATTTAGATGATGTAAATATATCAGGTAATTCTAAATTGAAAATACAAAATATAACATCTAATTCAATTCAAAGATTAATAAAACATAAATTTCAGAAAATGTTTTTAGAAGATAAAATGTATACAGCCCTACCTAATTTGAATAGTTGGTTACATACCACTTTCAATAGATTGAACTTTATGGCGGAGAAAACTCATGAATAAATTAATCAATGGAGATTCTTTAGTAGAATTAAAAAAACTTGATGATAATTCGGTAGATTTACTCTGTACAGATCCACCATACGGATATAGTTTTATGGGTAAGTCGTGGGATAATACATTACCACCAAGAGAAATATTTGAGGAATCCTTACGAGTATTAAAACCTGGTTCATTTGCATTCGTAATGAGTGCACCAAGAAGTGATGTTCAATACAGAATGGCACAGATGTTAGATGAAGTTGGATTCGAAGTAGGATACACACCAATCTATTGGACTTATGCTACAGGTTTCCCAAAGGCGATGAATATAGGAAAGGCAGTTGATAAGAGATTAGGTGCAGAACGAGAG